AGGGACAGCTGATAGAAACAGAAGCCACTGGAGCACCTCAAAAACACCATCATACACTAAATCAGTAAGTTGGCAGCATCACCGGGGGCGCAGACCCTGATTATGTTATCTGGGCGAAAGAAGTTCAGGGTATTAACCGTGCATGGACTTTCAGACACTGGAAAGGCACTGGAACGGTTGGCGTGATGGTGGCGACAAACGATCCGGAACGCCCGGCCCCGGATGAAAGCGTGATTAACGCAGTCAGGGACCACATCCTTCCTCTGGCACCTGTTGCCGGAAGCGGATTGTATGTATTCGGTGCCACAGAAAAAGTCATCCCGATGACGATTGCATTATCGAAAGACACACCGCAGATCAGGACTGCAATAAAAGCAGAGCTGAATGCACTGATGTTACGGGATGGTGTGCCAGAGGGGCGTATGTATCTGTCCAGAATCAGTGAGGCCATCAGTTTGTCTGCTGGTGAAGTGGCCCACCGGTTAATCGTCCCTTCATCGGATATTGACCTGGGGGAGACCGAGCTTCCGGTGCTCGGCGAGATCACCTGGCAGGCTTATGACCCGGCAAGGAGTAAATAATGGATTCGTTACAGGATGATTATACAAAGCTGCTGTACGGACTGATGCCGCCGGGGCCTGCATGGTCAGATACCGACGGTGTACTTGACGGTCTGGCACCATCGCTTGTGCGTGTTCACCAGCGGGCTGATGAACTGGTGATTGAAATCGATCCCGGTCAGTCCACAGAGCTGATTGAACGTTATGAAGAATTGTATGGTTTACCTGATTCCTGTTCCCCTGTCGGAACCCAGACATTACGCCAGCGTCAGCAACGTCTTGAAGCAAAAGCCAATGTGGCTGGTGGCATAAATGAGCAGTTCTTCCTGGATCAGCTTGAGGCGCTGGGATATACCGGCGTAACGATCGAACAGTTCCAGCACTTGGATGCAAGCCCCGATCCGGAATGGGGAGATCGCTGGCGTTATTTCTGGCGTGTGACGTTGCCGATGGATGCCGGTGCTCAGTGGCAGACATGCACGGACGCCTGCAACACACCGATCCGGACGTGGGGGGATACGGTTGCGGAGTGCGTGATTAATAAATTATGTCCGTCACACACCGTCGTTTTATTTTCCTATCCAGATGAGGATGAAGATGCACAGGATTGATACGCTGACTGCGGTAAAAGATAAGTTTGGTCCGGGTAAGAACGGATTTACTGACGGAAATCTTCGCACAGGACGTCTTGCTACCTGGCTGAACAGTGCCATGTGGAATGCCATTCAGGAGGAAATCTGTGGTGTCATTGAGAAGGCCGGGATAGAACTGAATAAAGAAGAACACGACCAGCTATATAAGGCTATATTATTGCTGGTGGGCGGTGCAATTAACGAAGAGGCATTGCTGATAAAAAATAACCTTTCGGATGTGGAAGACAGGGATGAGGCTGTTGAAAACCTCGGATTAAAACCCACGGTGGATAAGGCAAAAAATGCCGTTCAGCGTGATGGCGACACCATGACCGGAGAGCTGAAAATCCGTGGTGTTAATGCGCTGAGGATTTTCAACGAAGCTTTTGGCCTGATTTTTCGTCGTTCGGAAGAGTGCCTGCACCTTATTCCCACCAGTGAAGGTCAGGGGGAAAATGGCGATATTGGTCCCCTGCGCCCGTTCACCATTAATCTGCGGACGGGTGAAATATCCATGTCGCATAAAGTGTCTGTTGGCGGTGGTTCGCAGGTCAATGGTGCGCTGGGTATCGGCGTTCAGAACGCCCTGGGGGGGAATTCAATTGTTCTTGGTGATAATGACACCGGATTCAAACAGAATGGTGATGGCCTGCTGGATGTTTATGCCAATAGCGTGCATGTGTTGCGTTTTCAGAGTGGCAGTATCCAGAGTAATAAAGCTGTAAACGTTACAGGACGGGTAACACCGTCAGACTACGGAAACTTTGATGCCCGTTACCAGCAGCGAAATGGTGGCGTGCAGGATGTGCGGTATGGTTATGAAATGTATTACCCCCCCGGCAGTAACACCGTTTCGTGGACATTTCGCTCACCTTCGGGACACGGGCTGTCAGGGATATCGATATCGGATACCGGCCGTAACTCAGCGGATAACGTCAACGGCGTGTATTACCGACCGCTGCAAAAACTGATTAATGGCACCTGGTATAACGTAGCGAGTATTTAACAATGTTGCATTTAAAAAATATTACGGCAGGTAATCCGAAAACCGCGGAATAATATCAGCTGACAAAACAGTATGATGTCACCTGGCTTTTTTCGGAAGACGGCAAAAACTGGTATGAAGAACAGAAGAACTTTGCCAGTGACACCATAAAAATGGTTTACACCGGAGACGGGCGCGTGGTGTGGGTCGGTAAGGATGTGACAGGCATTGAACCCCGTAACGCCAGTGTTATTGAAGTTCCTGATATTACCGCCAACCGCCGCATTACCGCGCCGGGTTACTGGTTTTACCGCAATGATGAATTTGTCTTTGACTACAGACTCAAAGCGGAAGATGAGCGTGATGCCCTTCTGGCTCAGGTCAGTGCCCGGACAGGGGAATGGGAAGAAGACCTGCTGCTGGGGCTAATCAGCGACGAAGACCGGGAAAAACTGAAAGCGTACCGTATTTACGCGAAATCGCTGCAGGCGATGGATTTCAGCACCATCACTGATAAATCCTCATATAACGCCATTGAATGGTCCGTCTCTCCGGAAGGTTCTTCCTGATTTAATTTATCGCGAGAAAAACTATGTCTGTAGTGATATCAGGTGCGCTGACTGATGGCGCAGGCATCCCCATGTCCGGATGCCAGATTATTCTGAAATCCCGTGTAAACACCTCAGAAGTGGTGATGCGTACCAGGGCTGATGTAGTGACCGGAAATAACGGTGAATATTCGTTTGAGGCACAGGTCGGAAAATATTGCGTGTATCTGAAACGGGACTGGCGCGACGAGTACTGTGTTGGCGACATTGCTGTATACGACGACTCAAAGCCCGGCACGCTGAATGACTTTCTGATTGCTCCTGATGAGGGCGACCTGAAACCGGATGTCGTCAAACGCTTTGAGGAAATGGTGGCGCAGGCGCAGCAGAGCGCCGGGGCCGCAGCCGGAAACGCACAGCAGACGGCGCAGGATGTGGCGGCAGCCGCAGGTTATGCCCGCGCAGCAGAGCAGGCCAAAAATGACATTGATGCTGCGCTGACCGGCACTCTGAAAACGGCTAACCATCTGTCTGAAATCGCAGCAGCAGGCGAAAAGGCACAACAGAAGTCCCGGGATAATCTGGGGCTGAAAAGTGCGGCCACGATGGAAGCACAGAGCGACATTTACGACCGGACAAAAGGCCGTCTGGCGATACCCGGCGCATTCGGCTTTGGGTGTGCTTTTCTGCCTGAAGATGTTATCCGTTTTGACACTAAGAGTGATTTCCTGGCCTGGGTAAGGAATGCGCTGCCAGGTGAATATTCCGTTGCTGGCCCCTACGACATCATCATACCCGACACACGGTTTGAAGGGGTGCTCAGCATCCGGTGGACTGATGCACGCCCTGAGACAACAGAACCGAGGTACAGAGCCAAATCCCTTACTTTTTACGGCATTAACGGCCCCATTTATCACACCCGCTACTGCTACTGGCCCATATCCAGACTGACTGGCTGGGTGAAAATAAATATAACCACAGAAGATATTATTTACAGAATCGTGGCGAGCTCTGTCTGCAACAGATGGGGAGACCCTGACATTGGCGGGCTGATTATTGCTGCGTACCAGGGAGAAGCTGACGGTGATAAAGTCATCAGACTTGTCAGGGGGCAGTCATACAGAGGCTCACGACTGGGACCGGTGGGGATTTCAGTGCCCAGTACTCCCACCGGAACGTATATAGCATCCCCACAATTTTTCATTACGGGATGTTCAGAGCATTCATTACCGGGGTCATATAGCGCCCTGTCCGGGGTGCCGGATGCTCATGTCTCTGGCGCAATGCCCGGGCTTTTTATTCGCACATCGTGAGGAATGCACCGTGGAAATTAAAAAAATCATTAATCCCCGTTATACCGAAAGTGGCGCAGTAGACTGTGACGTTTTTTTTGACGACAGGGACCAGGCAGTCCCCTACACAGCCACCGCTGATGATGTCGCACCGACGGGTCAGCGAATCTGGCAGGAACTGCAAAGTGGCAAATGGGGTGAGATAGCCCCATTCACTGTGACACCAGAAATGCTGGAAGCGGCCAGAGAGGCCAGACGTCAGGAAATTGAAGCATGGCGCACAGAACAGGAGGCGAAGCCGTTCACGTTTGAATGGAACGGTCGTATCTGGAATGCTGGCCCCAACTCACTGGGCCGCCTGTCCCCGGTAGTCATGCTGGCAAAATCTGTCACAGCACAAACGCATATGGCGTGGGGTGATGCCGATAATCAGCAGGTGAAACTGTCGATGCCGGAACTGGAAGAACTGGCGGCAGCAATGGTGCAGGCTGTTGTTGAACGCAATGACGAGATTTATCGCCGTCAGCGTGAAATGAAAGAGGAGCTGAGCAGTCTGGATGATTTGGCTTCAATTCGGGCGTTTGACGTTAAGTAATGAATAAGCCGCAACTGGCGGAATCACAGAAGACCGCTTTGCTTACCGAGGCGGAGTCTGTCATCCGGCCGCGGGGGCGTGCTGTCAGGCTGAACAGGGAAACGGATGAATCCGGGGAGGCCCGGGGGCGGGCCTCTGTTTTTCCGGAGTCAGTCCGGTCTGTGGTTTATGCGATGTGATTATGAATGGTGCAGTTGTGAGCCGTTTTCAGACAATCGCAGGGCCAGTACCTCGTCAGTCAGCTGACGGTAAATCTGCTGTTCAGTCTCACGCATCACCTGTGCACCGGCTTCCCTCTCCGCATCCGCATCACCGCTCAGACCTGATGCTTTCAGCCGGTCAGCCACCCTCTGAGGGTACTCATTCTCCAGCATCTCATATTTCTGCTCTTCTGCCAGCGCCCAGCGGTCAGCTTCCGTACGCTTCAGTACAGCATGCCATGGTCCCCAGAGGGAGAACCAGTCCGTAAATTCATTCTCTTCACGGCTTCTGACCATGGCTTCGGCAGTGCGGAGGTCATTTGCTGTCACTCCCGACACGCCATAGAAACGCATTTCCTTCACGGCAGTGGAGAGCTGAAGTTTCTCTGCGAGCATGGTCTGGAAGGCCAGGTAGACTTCTATCTCATCCACAAAATGGAGAGTTCTGACTTTATCCCGGGCAATGTCCTCCAGAATTTCGAGGCGGAACATTTCCCTGCCCAGGGAGAGCAGAGCGCCGGTATCATTATCGAAAAGGCCTTCTGATGCCTGATGGACCAGGAGGGTTTTCCGGAGATTGTTCCATGTGAGCGCGACACGGTCCTCACAGCTCTCAGTGGCATCAGCAGCAACAGCGAAAGACTGCTGTCGAAGCTCCGCAGAGGCACTGAGTTTTTCCAGCCATGCAGCGACCTGTTCACGGAATCCGGAGGTATTGCGTGCAGAGACGGTATCGGAAAGGCGGTCAAGGAACGCGGAAAAGGTGTTGGCGTGCTCTTCATGTTCAAAAGCATGCCATATCTGTGATACATCAGATTGTTTGTTTTCCGGGAACCATGCTGTCACGGCATCAGCCAGGGGGCGATGGAGTGTATTCTGTTGTCCGTCACTCATGGAGAAGTAAATCCGTGGGCCGTGGTAGTCCGGTTGGGCGGTTTGTTGCGACAGAGACTCCCTGATCCGTGAGGACAGAGGATTGTCTTCGAGGATGATAGTGCAGGTCGGATCAAGGCTAAGTATATTTTCCGGAATGTATGTGATGCGATTCTCGCGGCACCGGAAAAATATCTCGGTTTCCTCTGAGTGATGATTTCTTACAGGTACGGCTGGTAGGCTTTCCAGAAGATTAGTACTTACATCGAGCGCTTCCAGTGATTCAGGTAACTCAGGGAGAAATGTCAGCTGGTTATTTCTTACTGAGAGCACTTCCAGCGATGTAGGTAATTCAGGAAGCATGGTTAGCTGATTGTTATCTGCATTAATATATTCCAGCAATGCAGGCAATTCAGGAAGCATGGTTAGTTGGTTGTTATCTACATCAAGATGTTTCAGAGATGCGGGTAATTCAGGAAGTGTTGACAGGTGATTGTCACAGGCGTCAAGGTATTCCAGCGATGCTGGCAATTCTGGTAATGATATTAGGGCATTCTGAGTAATTTCCAGAACAGTGATTTGAGGTGGTAAGTTGTCAGGTAGCGAGGACAGATTTAAACGATTCAGTTGAAGCTCACTGAACTGATTGATGAGACATTCTTTAAGTAGGGAGACCGCTTCATTCCGATTTTCACCGGGGAGCGCTTGTTTTTCCCATTTATCCCATGCTGAAAAGTAATCAGCATATGTACCGGAAATAGTGTTATAAAAAGAATTTTGGGACAATGAAAAGTTATTATTTATCGGTAACATGATGGACATTCAGTTAAAGCCGATGGACAAATGGCTTTGTTAAAAGAAATAAGTAGGAGTTTTTATGAAGTTCATTCCATGAAATGAACTTCAGCACTTTTTTATTATAAAAGGACAAACAAAATTGGCTGTAAAAAAACGATACTGTTTCAGTTAACTGTGAATAGTGAGGTGTACTGGCAATAGCGGACACTACCATTTGTTCTTTTTTTAAGCAGCCATCTGATGATATTTTTCCCTGAAGGCTGCCGGGGAGATATTCCCCAGACG